ACTCTTGCTTCAGAAAGAACTTCTTCAAAAATTTCTTCTACTTCATCAAATTCATATCCTTCTTCAATCATCTCAAAAATAGTATCTTCAACAATTGCATAAATTTCTTCTTCACTGAGATCTTCAATTCCTTCAAAATCATCAAGCATTTCTTCTAGTTCATCACGAAGATCGTCATTATAAACGGCAACATATGCTTCATGTAAATTTCTAATATCTTTAGAATTCATTTTTCTTCTTAGTGTTTTTTTTATTTATAATATTATCATCTTGTACCATATGTTCTTCCAGTTCTACTAATATTTGTCCTTCGGCCGCCAGCAGTTCCTGCTTTAGTATATCTATTTTGAGTGACTACATCTGGTTCTGCAGGCAAATCAGTTCTTTGAACATCAGAAGTAGTTCCGACTCTACTTACAACATCTCTTGGTTTTGAAGCATATCCTCTTACTTTAGTATTCGTTCTTCCAGCATCTTTAGTTTCTGGGCGAGGATCTCTTACTCGCGCAACTTCTCCAGCACCCGCGATTGCCGTCCTTATTCCCTTTACTCTTTTTGCAATTGATGTCATTTGCTGTGGAGTTGTTCTTGGATTACTCATCTGTTTACCAAGTTGAGTCATTTTTTGACTTGCAGTAGCAGAAGGACTCTTCCCACTTCCCTTAAGAGTACCTGAATGCCAAGCAACTTCTGCTTCTGAAATAAACTCTAAAAAAGTTTTCATTGAACTTAATCTTTTTAGATATTTATCTCAAGTCAACTCCATAGGAAAGTGATCAGAATCAATATCAATCATTTTCTTTCTTTTTTTCTTTGCCTCAGTTATAGCAGAGAGTTTAAAATATTGTGAATGAGTCTCTCCAAATTTTCTTACTAAAGTTCCGGCAAGTTTATTTGCTTCATTCTCTGTCGGACTTCCTGCAACACCAGAACCATACTTATTATTAGTATGTTGCTTATAATGAACCAATTCGTGAGCAATGGTTCTCACAATATCCATTGGATGCCTGTTTCTAATATTAACAGCAATACGATTATCAACAATTTCTCCAAAAGCAGCAATATTCTTTGAGAAAGATGGTTTCTCAACAAACTCAATCTCTGGAAAATTTTTCAGTTTCAAAAATTCTTTTGCAAATGGAAGAAATCTTTTTACAACATCTTCAAATTGTTTTTTATTCATTTCTTCCTGAAGTTTTCTCCACTCTGAAAAATACATTATCGTTTTTTAGATATTTATGAAAAAACCTCCAGAAGGAGGTTTCAATCAAACACCAAGAACAGCACCGATACTATCATCAAGATCCTGAATGACTGCACGAATGTCAGCAATACGAGGAGGAATACTTAATTCATTATAAGTATATCCTTTTTGAGAATCATAAAGAACTTGACGAACTGCTGCTGCTGAACGAGCATCCATTTTAATTGTTACTTGTTTTTGTTTGGTCATCTTTTTTTTCTCCATACTTTTGCTCCACCACATAATCCGTTTTCATAGATTTCATACTTATATTCATTGAAATCTAACCATTCCCTAAATGCTTTTCTTTCATGAAAATCATAATCAGGTTCGTGTCCATGCCAATCATCAAATCGGAAATAAAGTTCTTCCCAATCACATCTATTCAAAAAGTTTAAAGCAGAAACAGTTGGTTCGTAAATATCAACATCAATATGCACTGCACCGATTTTACCTATTCCATAATCTTCAGGTTTTCTCATTTCATGAACATCTTCAACAAAAATCGAAATGTTAGGAAATTTTGAGCACTTTTGAAGAACTTCTTCTACAGATTTGGGAATCCACGGACTATTTGGATCATTCAGTCTAAATGCACCGGATTCCCATCCAGAATAATCTGGAGTTGGTTGAAATGTTTTTTCCAATCCCTTAAAATGATCGAATCCAAAAACTTTTCTATCTGGATTGTATTTTGCAATCGTTGTGATAGAGTTTCCAGAACATACTCCAAACTCAATAATATCACCATCTCCGGCTAAACTTTTAATTCTTTTCGCAAAACTTAAATTAGTTAATGCATATCTAGCAGTATTTGTATTAATTCTTTTTGGTTGTTCTGGAAAAACATTATCCAAATTTGAAAAAGTTACTGGATTATATCCATTTGGATAAAAAAAATCTTCGGTGTCAGACATAACTCTCCTTCCTAATATCTACACTAATGGGTTCTTCGCCTTTGATAGGAACAAAAACCTTTACTCCACCTTTATATTCATTCCAATTACAATAGAGTTCATTACTATCAAGAGCATCTGAAATGACTTTTCTTACTTTATTAACTGTTCTCATAGATCTCCAGACTTTCTATTTTCAGAACGTTCAATACTAAAAGCACCTTCAGGATAACGAGCACTCAGTTTCTCAAAGTTCATTTGGATTACCTCTTCAAGTGAAATATCCAGACCAATACACGCTTGAGAGACGTACCACATAATGTCTCCAAGTTCACGTTTAAGGTGGAAAAGATTTTCTTCGTTGACTGGTTTGCCCTGAAATACAATCTTCTTTACAATTTCAGTAAATTCACCTGCCTCAGCAGACATTCCTACAGCAGCAGTAAGCAATCGCTCAGTAGGAAATCCTTGAATTTTAAGGTCATTAAGACGATCGGCAAACTCAGGAAATTCTTTGCTTGGTTTTGATGTGGTTGTATTGACGAACTCAACATACTTATTAAGATCAATAGTCATATTAGAATTTAAATCCTTCGAATGTTTTTTTAACTGGTTGTTCTTTTTGATTATACACGTCTTCCTGTCCACTGTCAAGTATGTCTTTTTGTGCGGACTGATCAACGTCATACAATCTCATTTTAGCACGATCGATTCCCACAACGAATCGTTTATACATTGTAGGATCATTATATCGGTTTTTAAGTTGTTTAATCATTAACTGTCCAAGGTTCTCAAGTTCTTCCGAACTTATTAAAGCAAACATAAAGTCAGCTGTAGCAGGAAGTCCAAATGATTCTGAAGTATCAGTAAGGTCAACGTCAGAATTACCATATCCACTACGAGTTGTTTGTGTGGCAGAAACAATAGGTACATTGAATTCCACAGCAAGACCACGGAGTTCTTCTGCGATTGCTTTTACATAAGTGTAAGAGTTTACAGCAGTTCCCTTATATCGAGAAGATGCACAGATATTCAGATAATCAACAAAAATAATATCTGGTCTAAAAGATTTCTTGAGAGAAAGTTCATTTAGAAGAGATTTGAAATGTCCTACATGTGCAGATGCTGTAGGGTATTCTTTGATGATAAGTTTTCCTTGAGTCTTCTTAGAAAGTTTTGTAATTTTATTTTCAAAATCAGAACGAGACAAATCTACAAGAGATTGAATATTTACATTCAATAAGTTTGCATCAATACGTTCTGCAATTTTTTCTTCGGACATTTCCAAAGTGACGTACAAAACATTTTTACCTTGAAGTAAAGTAGCACTTGCCAAATGACACATGAATAGGGATTTACCTACACCAGTGCCAGCAAGGGCAACGTTGAGTGTTTTATTTGGAAGACCACCCTTGGTAATTTTATTAAAGTATTCCAAATCAAATGGAATCTTTTCTTCATCTCTATGATAAAACTCAAATCGATCATCATAATCTTTGATGTAATCGTGTCCAATATTATTATCAAAGGATACTGATAATGCCTCACTTAGAATATGAGGAATCGAATCTCGATTCTTTTTACCATCTTCATCATCTGCAATCCGAATCGATTCCATGAGTGCAAGATAGATTGCTCTATCACGACACCACTTTTCAGTTACGTTAAACAACCACTGTTTATCTGAAGCATTGTCTTTTAGAGATTCAATAGTTTTATTTGATTCTAAAATTTCAGAGTCAGAAACATCTTTACGATTTTCAAGTTCAATATACAGAACCTCTTTCGTAATCATCTTTCCATACTTGACAACAAATTCGCAAGTGGTTTCAAATAATATCCGTTCAGACTTTTCATTAAAGTATTCAGATTTTATGAAGGGAAGGACCTTCCTACAATATTCTTCGTTGAAAATTAAATTACCAAGAATAGTAGTTTCAATCCTCTCCATCGTTACCTTCAGACTCAGTGTAACCGTAACTATACTCCTTCTTGGCGATCTGGTCAAGCTTGTTCATAATTTCTTCAGTAAAGTATTTTTCTGGTTCTGCAAGGATTTGTTTTGCATAGATTTTCTTACCGTCCATCTCATAGCGTCCTGCTACATTCTTCCAGAGTCCACCAATCTCACCAAGTTCCAGAAGACCGTAGTAACGATCAAGACCGCGCTCATCATAATACAAACGGACTTCAACATCTTGATTCTCCTTACTTAAACGAGACTTTGCAGTTTTTGCTTTAATAATATTACCAACAATATCAGTTCCATCTTTTTCTTTCTTTTTACTAAGATAGATGATAGTAGAGGCAGCATACTTGAGACCACTACCACCACCCATCTCCTTAGTAGGAACATAAGCACCAATGACATCATAGGTGTGATTAGTGACGATCATTGGAATATTTGCCTGTCCCAACTTCAAAGTAAGCATTCGGAATGCACCTTTAACAAGTTGAGATTTAGTCATATCACGAACTTGCTTGTCGTTAAGTGCGTCGGTGATTTCCTTTTCAGTTGAAAGCATACCAAGAGAATCTAGAACAAACATACAAGGTTTGCGTTCTCCTTCAGGTTTCTTCAAATAGAGATCTACTGCTTTGAGCGCCTTACCACGAAACTCCTCCACTGTAACAACATTAACAACAACCAGACGAGAAGTATCAATTCCACGGGATTCTACAAGTGATTTGGTAATAGCGGCTTCAGTATCAAAATAGAGGCAATAACCATCGGGGTGAATATCAAGAAAATTCTTAACCACAGCGAGAGAGAAAAAAGTCTTTCCAGTAGAAGACTCTCCAGCAATAGCAGTAATCTTATTCCCAGATACACC